AGCGAGAAAGGGAGCCGGGCGCAAACCAAAGGCCGACGAACATAAAACAACCGAGATTTTCAAAATTGCGTTGCGTGAAATATACGACGTTCAGACGGACGACGACGCGAAAAAAGAATTTACAAAGGATTTATTAAAGTTTTCCCGGGGCCAATTATTCATTGCTGAACACCTATTTGGCAAACCAAAGGAAAACGTTGATTTAAACGTTAGCAAACGCCCGGATTTAAGCCACCTAACAACGGACGAATTAAGGGACCTTTTAGATAATGACGAATGAAATTAAACGCATATTATTCGCTGAATTAGCCGCCCGGGACTTTTGGGCGTTTTGTCGTTATTATGATCCGGAATTTTACCGCGAACGTAAATTTTTAAAAGAGGTTGCCACGGCCTTACAGGAAGTTGAGGAGGGAAAAATAAAATCTTTGTCCGTATCAATGCCACCAAGGGCCGGAAAATCTTACATAACGTCGTTATTTTGCGCGTGGACCATTGGGCGGAATCCGACCGAATCCGTAATGCGAAACACCTGTACCGCGACATTATACCAAAAATTTAGTTACGACGTCCGGGCAATAGTAAAGAGCGACAAATTTAGGGAGGTTTTCGACGTCAAGTTATCAACAGACAAAGCCAATTTAGGCGGTTGGAACACGGACACGGCCAAAATGGTTTCATATTTTGGAGCCGGCGTTGGAGGTACAATAATAGGTTTTGGAGCGTCAAAAATAGCAATTACCGACGACCTTTATAGGGGCATTGAGGACGCATTGAGCGACACCGTAAACGATAGGATTATACAATGGAAAGAATCAACGCACGATTCAAGATTTGAATCCGGGTGCGCTCGAATCGACATTGGGACGCGTTGGAGTTTAAACGATATTATTGGCCGATCATTCGAGGCCAACGAATACGATAAAAGTATTATCATAGCGGCATTGGACGAGAACGATAAAAGTTTTTGCGAGGCCGTAATGACAACCGAGGAATATTTAGACAAACGTAAGAAAACGGAAAAATCAATTTGGTTGGCTGAATACCAACAAAAACCCGTTGACGTTGAGGGGCGTTTGTTCGATAACTTACAAACCATTGAGCCGGACGAATTAAACACGGACAAAATAGAGGGCGCAATTGGTTACGTTGACGTTGCGGACCAAGGCAAAGACTATACGGCCGCCGCAATAGGCGTTTTGATTGGTTCTAATATCTATATTGTCGAAACGTTTTTTAGCAAGGATAACACCGATATAACAATGCCACAAATCGCCGCAATGCTCAACAAATGGAACGTTAGTTATTGTCGCGTCGAATCCAATAGTATGGGCGCAATGTTTGCCCGGACGTTGCAACGGTCAACAAAGGCTCGAATATTACAGATAACAAACCAAACGAACAAAATAACGCGAATCATTATGCAAAGCGCGTTTATCAAAAGCCAATTTATATTCGTTAACAGATCAACGCCCGGTTATTTACAATTTATGGAAAACGTTTATTCGTTCAGTAAAGAGGGCAAAAACAAGAACGACGACGCGCCGGATTGTTTGGCCGGTTTGTCAATGTTTGCCCAAGGAATGTTCAAAAACTTGTTTAATTCGTGGGCGGCCTAAAATTTTTTTAATTTTTTTTTAGTCTTGAAACACTTGTAAACAAAGGGATTCAGAAAAAAATGTATAAAAAAGTGAATTATTTTATTGTTTGATAGTAGGATATTGAATATATATTTGTATATTTGAATGTAGAAACAATTTAAAACAAAACAAAATGACAACAGAAACACAGGCACCGGCAACAATTGAGATCGATTTAGGATTTATCGGACCAAAGGCAAGAAAATTGCAAATGCTTTTTAAAGGTTATAGCACCGAACCAAACGAAAACGGATATTTTTTAGCGTTTCACAATTATTCGCATTTAGTAGTAAACCAAGGCGTTTATGTTTTAACAAACTGTTTTGAAAGTGAGGAGCAATTTTTGGAAACATTACACAGCAAACTTTTATTAAACTTTTAATAACACCGGGGGCCATTGCGCCCCCTTTAAAACTTTGAATTATGGCTTGGAATGATTTAACATATAACGAAAAATTAAACATTAACTTACCGCGTTATTGTCGTAACATAGCAAACGACAACCGGTTAAAATGTATTAAAAACCTTGATATTGATCCGGTTGACCTATTGCCGGAAAAATGGTCTAAATTAGATTTTGAGCAACGTTTGGAGTTGCGCCAACAATTGGTAAATTTAGCAAACAAGGCCGAGGCGGTCCGCCGTGAAGCGTGGAGGGCGGCGAATCCTAACTTTAAGGAACAGGAAACAACGATCGAAATGGTTTACAGGGTAGCCGGAAAATCAAGTTAATGGAACAGAAACAACCAAACAACGCCGTTTTATTCGTTTTAACGGCGTTTTTTCTTTTTGTCTTGTATTGTGTACTATCGACAAAGAAACGACCGGAAAACGGATATATTAAGGAAATATCAAACCGGGAATTAAACCGGATAGAGGGAGTAAACTATTTAAACCCTTACAGGCCCAATAACGCGCGTTGTTCATCTTCTGTTAATTGAACGCCGGCCGTTTGAATCTTATTAAGGGCGTCGGCCTTTGTGTTTAATACATTCGCGGCCTCCTCCTCATTTTCCTGTAATACGTGAACGTGCGAAAAGTCAGCAACCAATCGTAAACCCTCCTTATCCAAACCAAGTTGTTCGCCGATATTGTCGTACATTGCCTGTGTTTCCGGAATGATCGTATCACTATAAACCATTCGTAAACCGTCCCGGACATTGCTAAACGTTGCGCCCCGTTCTTGGCTGAAAACGTGAATATTAAGGCCGAACGCGTCCACAATTGCGAGTTTATCGGCGTTTAGTTCCTCAAATAATAACAAATCTTTTGTTGGGTACGACATAGGTTGCCAATTAACATCGGATTCCGTTATTATTAATTCGTCTTTGCTCCTCCTATACCAATCTTTTTGAATTTGTTTTTTATCGTCCGGCGTCATAGGAATCGCGCCCCCAATGTCAGAATTTCGAGCCGATAAAATACCAATTGCGCCGATATTTTCCAACAGAACGTTTCTTTTATGATAACTTGCTTTAATGTTTGAAAGCGGATATTTGAGCGATTCCAAACGCGACGACGGATTAATTAAATTAATACCGTCCGGCGTCATTAAATAGACTACTTCGTTAACGTCTAAATTTTCCTTTTCGCCGTCGTCGTAGCAAAACACGAATTTCTCAATATAACCGTCAACCGTTGTTTGTTTTAACGTTTTCCCGGTTGTCATTATCTTAATACGATCGGAGGGCAACGGCTGAAATTGCGTAACAATGCCAAACGATCTTTTGGGAGCGTAGGCAAAAGCATTTGAAAACAAAGCGTCGTTTACTGAAAGCATAAAAACAACGTCCGCCCAAGTTTGCGTTGCGTTGGGTTGCCGTATAAGGTCCAAAAACCAATGCGATTCGATTTTATTGCCGTCTTGATCGTACAAACAGGGTTTATTTGCAGACATCATTGACGCCCTTTTATTTACAACCGCCCGTAATTCCGGAATTTCGACGTAATGTTTAAAAGCGTCCCCGGTATCAATCCAAACGGCCGTTTTTTGTCCGAAAATTCTAGTATTATATTCGCGAAATTGGTTAATAAAACGTTGGTTTGTGAGCCACTCAAAACCAAAAAACGATTGCCAAAAGTTTAAATTCGATCCGTTTTGCATAATTTTTTAAGAATATTAAGACAAATTTAGTTAATTTTGTTATGAATATTTGCAATTTATGGAAAAAACGATAACGGCGTATAGTTTAAAAGGCCAAAACACGGTCTTAAAAGATTTTGACGAGGCGAGCCGAAAAGTGGCCGTTTATTTGTCAGCGTTCGACCAATTGGATAGCGACAACGATATAATAAGACGCGGAGCGTTTACAAAGAGTATTAAAGAGCGTGGCCCGGGTTCAACGTCAAATCGACAAATTGCGTTTTTAAGATACCATAATTGGGAAATGCCAATTGGGAAGTTTTTAGAATTATCGGAGGACGAAAAGGGCCTTTTTGCCGTTGGCGAGTTGGGCAATAGTACGTTGGGCGCGGACGCGTTGGCGGATTATCAAGACGGAATAATTAAAGAACATTCAATTGGTTTTCAGTACATCAAAGACAAAGTGAAATTCATTGACGATCCGGGATTGGAAACGGGCGGTTATTACGAAATAACGGAGGTTAAACTTTGGGAGGGTTCGGCCGTTACGTTTGGAGCGAATGAATTTACAAACGTTGTCGAGGTTGCCAAAAGCGAGGGCAAAGAATCGACGGCGCAACGAATAAGTAACGAAATTGATCTAATTGGTAAAGCGTTAATTAACGGACAAGGGACCGACGAACGTTTACACAATTTAGAAATGAAATTAAAATTTTTGAACGCGCAATTGTTAACACTTGCGACAACGGAACCGTTTAAAAAACATTCCGTAAAGAGCGAGCCGGAAATAAAACCGTTGGCGTTCAATTGGGAAAAGGTAGGCGATTTTTACGAAAAACAAACGTTTAAAGACTATCCACAAAGCGCGGTTAATAACGCAAAAAAAGGAATCGAATTAAACGAGGCGGTAAATAACAAGTGCGCCACGGCCGTAGGAAAACAACGCGCCCGGGACATTGTAGCAAAACGCCCATTTAGTTTGGACACCTTGAAACGCGTTTATTCTTATTTATCGCGAGCAAAAGAGTATTACAACGCAAACGACGAAAAGGCGTGCGGAACAATTAGTTATCTTTTGTGGGGAGGCGAAGCAATGCGAGTTTGGAGCCAAAATAAACTTACCGAATTAGAGAATAATTAATAATTAAATTTGTAAGAATGTCAGAAAATAATATGACACCGGAGCAAGTGATTGAAAAAATAAACGATTCAATCGCGGCAAAAACAGACGGGTTCGCAAGATCGGAGGAAATCGACGGTTTAAAAACGGACCTTGCAAGCGTTAAAGAAATGATTGCAAAAGGAAACGAAAACGACGACATCGACGCCCTAAAAAGCGCAATTGCCGGAGTTGAGGCGTCAATTGACGGTTTGAAAGAGGCGAAAAAAGAAACACCAAAAGCGAGATCATTGGGCGAGGCGATAACAAACGCGTTCGTTTCAGCAAAAGAGGCGATTTTGGAAATGTCAGAAAAAGGCGGAACGGTTAAACTAGACGTTAAAGCGGCCGGAACAATGACAATCGCCGGAAATTATAGCGGAGGAACCGTTGGACTTTCCGACCTTGAAACAGGGTTAACAAGAATCCAAAGACGCGCGCCATTTATGCGCCAATTGGTAAACACAAGAGGAACAACAAGCAAATATGTTGTTTGGATTGAGCAAGCAAACGCCGATCCGGGAGAGGCCGGACAAACGGCGGAGGGAACCGAAAAAACGCAAACGGATTTCGATTTAGTAGAGCGTTCAAGCGAGGTTAAGAAAACAACCGCGTACATTAAGGTTTCAAAAGAAATGTTGGCGGACATTCCATTTATGCAAGGCGAGATCAACGGCGAGTTAATGGAGTTGGTTGAGTTGAAACTTGACGAGCAAATTTTACTTGGCGACGGAACAGGAAATAACCTTTCCGGTATTGATTCAGTTGCAACGGCATTTGCGGCCGGTACTTTTGCGTTGAGCGTTCCACAAGCGAACAATAGCGACGTTTTAAGAGTTGCTATTTCTCAAATTGCAAACGCTAATTTCTCGGCTAATTATATTCTATTGAATCCGGCAGACGCGGCGGCAATGGAGTTAACAAAAGACACGAACGGACAATACACTTATCCGGTATTTGTTAACGAGGCCGGAATGTCAGTTAAAGGTATTCCGGTAATTGAAAATCCGGGAGTTACGGCCGGGAATTTTTACGTTGGGGACTTTACGAAATCTAATTTAAGAATCCGTGAGGAAATGAACGTACAAGTAGGTTATGTAAACGACGATTTTACGAAAAACTTGGTTACGATCCTTTGCGAAACGCGTGCGTGCCATTTCGTTAAAACGAACCATTATGGGGCGTTTGTAAAAGGCGATTTTGCGACGGCGATAGCGGCAATTGATAAACCATAATTGAGTTAAAAACGGGCCGGCGTAATGGTCGGCCCTAATTTGAAAAAAATGGCAAAAAAAGCAAACACAAAAAAGGAGGCAACGACAAAAAAACCGACAACGAAAAAGGTTGAAAAAGTTACTTTGGATCATTCCAAAATGTACTCAATTGAAGCGTTAACCGGTAAACACCTAATTAAAGGTAATGAATACCAAGTTAGTGGCGACGTTGCCGAAATTTTAGTAAATAGCGGACAAGCCAAATTAAAGTAAAAAATGATCGTTACCATTTCAGATTTTGAGGCCGGCAAATATGAATTAAGCCGGGGACATTATGACAACGCCAAGTTACAGAATTATATCGACGTTTTCGAAAAGCGTTATTTAATTCAGTTATTGGGCGTAGAGTTATATAACGAATTTGAGGCGGACTTAACGGCCGGAGGCGGAACGCCAACGGAAACCCGATTTTTAACAATATTTAATGAATTAAACTTTGATTATTCTTTTGAGATTTTTCAAAGTGAGGGCATTAAAGAAATGTTAATGGGGTTCATTTATTACGAGTATTTAGCGGACCAAATTAACCAAATGACAATAAACGGCAACGTATTGCCGCAAGGCGAAAATTCACAACGAACAACAACGCTATATTCGACGGTTTATAGCCGGTATAATTTAGCGGTTGTAAGTTATGACACGATACAAAAGCACATTTGGCTAAACAGGAGCAATTATAGTAAGTTCAACGGGAGGCCAAAAGGTTTTGCATATTGGATTTAATTAATGGAGGAAATAAGCGAAATAATAAAAGATTTAGTTACCGGAATTGATAACCGCGTTTTTTATAATTACGTTGTTGATCCGCCACCATTATCAACAACGCATTTTTACAATTGCGATACGAAATGGATGCGAATAGGCGACAAAATAACGAACAAGGACGGCGGATTTTCTTTTGTTACAACGTTAGAAGTTGATACAGATTTTAGTTTTTTTGGAGGAACAGGGCCGTGGGTTCTTGATCCGCCAAACAACTTTTTTTATGTACGAACGCCATTTTTCCAAAGCGGAACCAAGTTAGCCGCGAACCGTGAATGGACTATTTCAAACACGGATTTAACATTAAAAACGCCATTGGTTTGGTTGTTTGAAATTATACGCGTTCAAAAGTTTGGACGGGGCGACGTTAGGGAGTTTGAAACGGATTTAAGATTATTCTTTTTAGACGAAACAAACGTTAAAGATTTCTATACCGAGGACCACCGGCGCGAGGTTGTTAAACCGATGATAAAATTAGCCGAGGAGTTTTTGAACGTTGTTAGAGGTAAGGCCAATTTTCAAACAATAGAAAATTATACTTTGGTAACATTTTCGAGGTTTGGAGTTGAAACGGACCAAGGCGTTATTGAAAATATTTTGGACGCAAATTTAAGCGGGGTTGAATTGCAATTTACCCTTACGAAGTATAAAGAGAATTGCAAAATTTGTTAGAATTAAAAATTTAAAAAATAAGTATTATGGCACTAGGTTGCGAATGTAATGCAGGGTTATCCAATACAGGACGCCCGGGGTGCGTACCGATTCAGTCGGTAACGTCATCAATGATTATTGTTCCATTAACGGCAAACGACGGAACAAAAAATGGAATAGATTTAAGTACAACGTTGCCGGTTTGGAACGATCTAATTAATGAAGCGGACGCGAGCAAAAGATATTTTCCTTTGCCGCAGTTTGAAAACGTAGAGTTGCCAAAAGCCGACACCCAATTTGAGGAGGCGGCAAGCGGACGACAAGCGTATTTAAGACAAGGGAAAAGATCGTTTACCGGCGAATTATGGGCGGACGATTCAACGCCAACGTTTCTTGGAAAATTACAGGCGAGCCGTTGCGTTGATTTCGGTATTTATATCGTTGACGTAAACGGAAATTTAATTGGAAGTCAAGACGGGGACTATCTTTATCCTATTCCGGTTGACAATGCAAGTTGGGATCCAAAATGGATGCCGGCGACGGATTCAACAGTACAAAAAATAATGCTCGGTTTTGATTGGGACCGTCTTTTTGACGAAAGCACGTTATATATGTTGACACCGGACGAAGCCGGAGTTAATTTTAACGACCTTACAGGATTGATCGACGTTAACATTATTGGAGGCGTTGGAGCATTAACTTTTGATTCAGTTTCTTTCAGTGCGGCGTTGGATTACGGAACGGCGTTAAACAAAATCGTTTACACGGGAGCAACGAACGTTGCAGATTGGGACGTTTACAACGTAACAACGGCGAGTTCATTAAACCCAATTGCCGGAGTTACCGAGGGACCGGACGGAGATTATACGCTATCTTTTGCGGCTCAATCGAGTTCGGACGTTATCCGAGTAACGGTTGCGCGCGACGGTTACATTGGAACGGCTGATATTACGTTACCATAATTTTGTTAAATTTGTTTCATTATGGAACAAATCAAAATAGGACGTAACGCGTTTAATACGGAAACTTTAAAGGGGTTGACGTTAGAACAAGCGAAAACCCTTTTTAAGCACGTTAACGAACAAGTCGTAACGCAAGCGCACGAAATGGCAAACCCGGAGCCAAAAGCAAAGGCAAAGCCAAAACGCAAGCGCAAAAAAGAGTAAAGAGAACGCCCTTTTAATTGAGGGCGTTTTTTTGTATCTTTGTTTTTCTTTAAGGCACAAAATGAAAATTATTAGAGAATCGCGAAACGTTCACGTTTTAAAACTTTCCGGGAATGATTCAAGAATTGCTATTTTGTCCGATTTACATTGGGACAATCCAAAGTGCGACCGGAAAACGTTAAAAAAGCATTTAGATTTTTGTGTAAAAAATAATATTCCAATAGTTGTAAACGGCGATTTTTTCTGTTTAATGCAAGGCCGATATGATCCAAGGCGTAATAAAAAAGACATTCGCCCGGAACATAATACGCACGATTATTTGGACGCGGTTATTAACACGGCCGTCGATTGGTTCAAACCATACGCGAACAATTTAGTTTTGATAGGTTACGGAAACCACGAAACAGGAATAATAAAAAATCTTGAAACCGATCCGTTACAACGATTCGTTGACGCGTTAAACCGCGAGAAAAACACGAATATACAAACGGGAGGTTACGGCGGTTGGTTGGTTATTCAACAGGAGTTAAGCACCAATAAAATGACTTCCACGAAAATAAAATATTTTCACGGTTCCGGGGGCGGAGGAATAGTAACAAAGGGAGCGATAAATTTAACGCGAGCGTTGGAAACGTTCGAGGGTTACGACGTTTTCACAATGGGACACATTCACGAAAATAGCGCACGAAACGACGTAAGGGATTGTTTAAGGCATACCGGAAAAGCCGGCTATACTTTGGAGCAAAAACAGATTCATTCAATGATAACCGGGACGTACAAAGAGGAATACGAGGACGGCGCGTTTGGTTGGCACGTTGAAAGGGGCGCACCGATTAAGCCAATAGGGGGCCGAATCCTACAAATTTACACCGGACACAAAGAAAAACGCCTCGAAAAGTCGATAACAAGTTACAAATTTCCGATTTCTTAAAAAAAAAGTAAAAATTTTTTTCGCGCTGAAACCCTTGTAAACAGTACGTTTCAGAGTTTTTTGTAAATTTTTTTGAATTTTTTTTTACTTTTTTCCTTGCCAAGTAAATATATATATGTATATTTGAATATCTCAAACACACAAAAACAAGAAAAAATGGAAACAAGAACAAAAAACACAGAATACGCAAAAATCACTTGGACTGAGAAAAAAGCAACAAATTCAGCATTGAATAAAGGTTGGTTAGTTATTATTGAGAAAGTACATACTTCAAAGATTAATGGAGCGATAACAATTGAAAAGTTTTACTCAATGGGAATGAATGACTTTTTTAACGGTGGTGTTACGCATAAATTTTATACTAAATTTAAATAATGAATTGGCAAGATCAAATCGACAAACACCACAAAGGGCAAACGGGATTTTTTAAAGAAATGGAAAACAAACAAAAACAAGTTATGGAAACAACAGAAAAATTATTAGAGTTTTTTAGTCAGTTTAGTAAAGATCAACAGAGAGACGAATTAGAGCAACTTCTATTGGCTCTGCAAGAAAAAGGCGGTAACCTTGTCGGTTTACTTGAATTTTGGGAAAAAGGCGGTATTAGACAACCTTAAAAAACAAAAGTTATTAAATAGAATAAAATCAACACTAACAGGGCCGCAAATAGCGGCCTTTTTTTTTGCTCAAAATTTCGTTTTATTTCGTTAATTTTGTTATATGGTTGATCTTTTACAAACACGGGTTGGCGAAACGTTGTTAAAAGCGTCGAAATTGGACGAGGCGGCGGCGTGGATCGAATCAATAACACCGAGTATTAAAAGAGATATCATAAACGAGTATATCCAAAAGGACCAATTAACGCGCCAAGGAGTTGACGAGGACGGGACAATTTTAGGATATTACAAGCCGTTAACTGAATTATTGAGCCAAGGGCGCAAAAAGGCCGGGACACCGTACAATTTAAACGATACCGGGGCGTTTTATCGTTCAATGTTTGTAACGGCATTAAACGACGGTTTATTAATAGAGGGGGACACGAATAAAATGGAGGGCGAAAAATGGTGGATTGATAACAATTTGGAGGCGGACAAAATATTGGGTTTAACAGATGAAAATTTACAAAAACTTATTACACAAATTCAAGTTAACTACCTTAAATACGTCAGTAAAATATTGGGAATCAATTAACGAAATGCCGTTATTTAATTGGATTCAATGCAACGACGGCAATTTTCAGTTTGTGAGGGTTGAGGCAAACACGGACCAAGAACCAACAGAAAACGACGTAAAAAATTGGTTTGTTATTTACGATCAATATTTAAAAAAATACGGCCTTGGAAAAAAGTATAAAAGACTATTAGACGTAATGAAAAAAAAAGCGTTGTTGGAATTAGAATTTATTTTAACGCGTGAACGTTTTAAGATAACACAAATTGAAGTAGAGGAGGCAAATTTAAAAGCAATGTTGGCAAATAAAGGTAACGGAATGACTATTGAGCAAACGTTGGTACATTTGTCCCGGTGGCTAGGTTATCAATTAAACACAAAAAAAATAACGGTTGCGGAATATTTTAATATTTTAGATCAATATGGCAAAGAAAATACAAAAAAGTGATATAAGCGAGGAGGACGTATTTAAAGGGATACGCGATAGCGCAAAAAATACACTTGAAACAATAAAGAAACTTGACAAAGAGTTAAAAGACGTTGCAACCACGTTAAAAAGCGATATTAAGGGCGCAAAGTTTACAAATACGGCGGACATTAATAAGTTTACGCAAGCGGTAAACAAGGCGAACAAAGCCAAAAAAGACGCTATTAAAATCGACCAACAGGAACAAAAGGCAAACCAAACATTAATCAAAAGTGAAGCCGAATTACAACGAATAAAACGCGAAAAATTAAAGACCGAACGCGAGGAAATAAGAACGGCGCAAGCGAGGGCAAAAGCAAAAGAACAGGAACGCAAAGCGAATGAAAAGAACGCCCGGACCGTTGAGAATGAACGTAACGCCTACAAAAAACTTGTAGTTGAAACACGGAATTTAAAGAATGAAAGTAAACGATTGGCGGCCCGTCTTTTGGAAATGGATAAAGCCGGCCAAAAGAATACAAAAGGTTATAGAGAATTGCGCCGTGAATATAAACAAGTAACAAGGCAAGCGCAAGAGGGCGACAAAGCATTAAAAGGAATTGATAGAACCGTTGGCGACAATTTCCGAAACGTTGGAAATTACGTTGGAGCCGTGAATAAATTAAAAGGTGCATTAGCCGGTTTGGGCGTTGCGTTTGGAGCGTTTCAAGCAATTAGATCAAGCGCAAAAATTGTTGTTGCCTTTGATCAAGCGCAAGCGGATTTACAGGCAATTTCCGGGAAAACGGAGGAGCAATTGGCAAGTTTAACCGCCCAAGCAAAAGAGTTGGGCGCAACAACGCAATTTAGCGCGACGCAAATAACCGAAATGCAAATCGAATTGGCAAAGTTAGGTTTTACAAGCGAGCAAATTTCAGATAGCACCGGAGCCGTTGCCAATTTTGCGGCGGCAACAGGGGCGGAAATACCAAGGGCGGCGGCGTTAGCCGGTTCCGCAATGCGTGGTTTTGGTTTGGAGGCCGAGGAAATGGACCGCGTTGTTAGTACGTTGGCCGTTGCAACAACAAAAAGCGCATTAGATTTTAGTAAACTAGAAACCGGACTTTCGACCATTGCCCCGGTTGCGGCGTCTTTTGGTTTTTCTATTGAGGACACCACGGCATTATTAGGACAATTAGCCAACGCCGGTTTTGACGCGTCAAGCGCGGCAACGGCAACGCGAAACATATTGTTAAATTTAGCCGACGCAAACGGCGATTTAGCGCAACAATTGGGCCGGCCTATTGAGAGCGCGGACGATTTAGCGGCCGGATTACAGGAATTACAGGCAAAGGGAATTGATTTAGGCGAGGCATTAGAATTAACAGATAAACGAAGCGTTGCGGCGTTCCAAACATTCTTAAAAGGATCGGGAACGTTGATTGATTTACGAGATAGCATAACGGACGCAAACGACGAATTGGAAGAAATGGCGGCAAAAAGACTTGACACCATAGGAGGACAATTCACGTTATTGGAATCCGCGTGGGAGGGGTTTGTTTTATCCGTTAACGAGGGTTCCGGCGTTGGCGAAACAATTAAAAATGTTATTGCGTTCATTGCTCAAAATTTAAGTACAATTTTGGGAGTTATTGGCAAAGTAACGACGGCGTTTGTACTTTACAGGATAGCAACGAGCAAGGCAACAAAAGATTTAATTGCGTTTGGAAAAGGTTTATTTTCATCAATTAAAAATCTAAAAAGGCAAGATTTAGCATTAAAAAACGTTGGTAAAACCGCAAAAACCGCCGGAACCGCTTTTCGATCAATGGGCAAGGCGTTACAAGGAATCGCATTTATTGCTATTGCAACCGCGATTTTTGAAGTTGCCACGGCGTTGTGGGACACCGTAAGCGGTGCGCGAGCATTAAGGGAGGAAACGGCAAAACAAAAAAAGGCGTTAGAGGACGGAAAAAAAGCCGCTAATTCATACAGTGAAGCGTTAAAAAAGAGTCTTGACGAGCGAATGAAAGAAATCGATATTTTAGAGGCCGAGGGCAAACTAAAAGGCAAAGACGTTGCAAAAGCAAGGCAAAAAGCAATTGACGACCTAAAAACGGAAACCACGGAAAGAAAAAAATCTTTTGAGGTTGCAAAGGCGGATATTGAACAAAAATTAAAAGCAGTTCAAGCGGAAAGGCAAGCAACAAAAGAACGTTTAAAAAGTGGGTTATCCTATAAAACACAAGGGGCGTTAATAAACAAATTGAAAGAGGAGGACGCAAAATTAGCAAAACAGGAAAGCGACCTAAATAAACAATTAAATTTATCGCGTGGAACCATTGACGGATTAACGACCGATTTAGAAACATTAAACGAGGAAACGTTTAACAATACCGTCGAAATAAAAACAAACGAAAGGGAAACAAGAAAATCGACAACGACGAAAAAACAATTAAACACGGAGTTAAAAACCGAGATTGATTTAGTCAGTGAGTTAAATGATCTTTACGCAAGGCAAAACGAGGCGCAACAAAATTTAAAGGAATTAGATTTAACGCAACAAATCGCGGATTTAAACGAACAAATTGCCGAAGCAACCGTAATGGAACGCGCAAGGGTTGAACAGGACGGCGCATATACATTGGAACAAATAACAGATTTAGCGAATAAACGAAAAGATTTAGAAATAAAATTAATAGAAATAAGCCGGGACGCGCAGATTGACGCAAACAGAAAAGCCTTTCAAGATCGTTTTGACGCATTAAAAACGGCATTAAATACGGAATTAGCGGAACAGAAAAAAGCGAATGAAGAAAGCAAACGATCAAAAAAAGATATTGCCGCCGCAAACGCAAAATTGGACGCCGATTTTGCTAAAAAAATGAATGAAATAAACCAATTAGAACGCGAAGAATTTAAGACGTTACAGGAGGAAAAAACTGTAATAAAAGAGGAGGCGAACAAAAAAATATTGGAAGTTGAAAAGGACACGGCCGAAGAAGTTAACGCGATTGACGAAGAATTAGTTAACGATATGATCGAAAGGAATAAAGAATTAACTAAAAACAACGAGGAGGACGGCAAAAAAGCGATAGAGTTACAAAAGCAAAGAGCCGCAGAACAACGCGCGATTATTCAATCGTTAACAGATTACGCAATAAAACAAAGCGAAGAACGCGTAAACGCAATAGATAAAGAGATTCAAAAGGCCGAAGAACAAAGCGACCATTTAAAACAATTGGCCGCGCAAGGGAATATTGAGGCGAGCGAATCAATAGCCGAGCAACAACGAATTATTGCCGAGGCAAACCGGGCGCGTGAAAAGGAATTACAACGCCAACAACGAATAAAATTGGCGTCCACAATTTATGATACTTATCAAAGTAAGATTGAGGCCGGGAGTGCGGAACCATTAGCCGAAACGATAAGGGACACGACGTTATTACAAGCGTTTATTAGTAGTTTACCGGCGTTTGAGGACGGAACGGAGGACACCGGGAAGAACGGCCAAGGAATCGACGGAAAAGGAGGTTTTCACGCTATTTTGCACCCTAACGAGCGCGTAATGACAAAGGGCCAAAACGCAATGATTGGCGATTTAACAAACGTTGAGTTGGCGAGGTTGGCCCAAGAATACAACGCCGGGCAAATGATCCACAAAGACGGGGCCAAACAATTGGGCGGAGCGTGGGAATCGACGGCAATAGTAAACAAGTTAAACGAGTTGCAACGCGCGATTGAAAGCAAGCCGGAAACGAATATCGAATTGGAGCGAATTATTGACGGAACAATGAAAATAACAAGGCAAACAAAACACGGAAATAACGTTATTTTTAATCGTTACAAAGTTAGAAAATGAAGCATTTTTTAAACGACATTGAAATAACGCCGCGTAACTTACCGGACATTGGTATTATTTCAGATTGGACCGATAACCCGGACGAATTACAATTAAACGTTGATAAGTTAATTTTACCGCGTGAGGGGTTAACTATTATTCAAGATCACATTGCAACGCAAGGCGTTTTTGAGGGCATACCGTACAAAGTAGAATTGCAAAGCGGTATTATTTTGGATTATTACGTTGATTTAACGGAAAGTCCGGTTTTCCGATCTTACGAAATAGAGGTTAAGATAAAAAAACGGTTGGCAAAAGATAATTTTTTCGACCGGGCAAGCGGTACAACGTTCGAGTTACTGAATAAAAAAGGCGTTGTTTTCGATTCGTTTGACGTTCCCTATGTTATAGTAAAAGATAACGCGTTGGAGTTGGGAATATCGTTATCTATTTCTTTGTATATAATGACAAAGGAATTAATACAGGCGATAAAAGACACGGCGACAATTTCGGCGGCCGTTATTCAAGCGTTGGCGATTAATTTTAACGCCGGCGGTCCGGTTGTTCCTGTATCTCAAATAATTGCTTTATCCATTCAATTATTGGCACAAATAGCGTACACGGCGGCGGTATTGGTTGCGGTTGTCAAGTTAGGCCAACAATTATTTGAGTTGATTTTTCCTAAAATCCGTTATTTCAAAGGAACAAAGGTTAAAAATCTAATTGAAAAAGGTTGCAATTATTTAGGTTACAATTTTGAATCGACGTTATTGGACGGTGTAAGCGGTTTAACATTGTTGCCGGTTCCATTGACTAAAAAAGAACAATCGTTTTTTGATTTTTTGCAGAACGATCTAAATTTTGCATTTAATAAAGGTTATCCAACGGCGCAAGATACGACGCCCACGTTATTAAGTTTGATTGAAGCAATTGAGAATTGGGGCAACGCCCGGACGCGCGTTATAAACGGAACAGTTTATTTAGAACGTCGCGATTTTTGGCAATTAGTAACACCAAACGCAATAACGCCGGCGTTGGTCTTACAGGACGACCGACAAGACGAATACACGTTAAATTTAGAGGAGGTTTGGAAACGTTATTACATTAGTTACCGCGTTGATTATTCTGACATTTACACGGCAGACGATTTTGATAGTACAGACGCGGAGTTTTCAACGGAGCCGACAAGCGTTATTAATGACGATTTAGTAACGATTAAAGGATTAAACGAGGTACAAATACCTTTTGCCCTTGGAAAGCGTAAAAACGACCTTAATTTTGTCGAAAAGGTTGCCAAAACGTTTTTTGAGTTGATCGACAATGTAAGCGCAGTTTTTGGAGGAGGAACAAATTTCGCCGCAATTATTGAAAATCGAATTGGCGTTTTAGTTATTTCGCAACAATATTTTGGAACGACAAAATTACTTTACACGGTAAGCGCAAAACAACCGGTAAATTACAAGGATTATATACGAGCGTCGGCCCTTTGGAACAATTACCATTATATTAATCAAATTCAATTGAACGATTATTTAATAAGGGAATCGGCAAGGGTGCGAATATCTAACCAAGATTTTGTAAATTTGTTGTCAAATAATTTTGCCGAGGTTGAGGGCGTAATTGTTGAAATTTTACGTTTGGAGTTTATCGACGAGAAAAGTTTTGCGACAATTAGTTACAAACAACCTTTTAATTATGCCAACGGCAAGGTTACAACGTTGACGATTAATGATTAACGAAACAGAAATAAAAAACGCAATTAAGTTGGCGAACGATTTACAAGGTAAATTAGATTCGTTAATTAAGGCAACAAACAAAAGTTTGGAGGCATTGAAGCCGGCAGAACAAAGCAAATTGGCGTTTGTTAGTCAAGACATCAACGCAATAATGAAAGCCGCTAAAAACGGCGATTTGAAACAATTGCAAAGTTATTTAAACAAATATGCCGATAGTAGTAACAAATAAGCAATTTAACGACAATTTTAGTAATACTTTAAGTTATTACCAAAGTAATGTTGGCGATCGGCAAAGCGTTATTTTAACGGTTGAATCAAATATTAGAATTTCAAGCGTTGGAAACCCTATTTTATTTGATCTTACAACGAATCAATTAACATCAAGTTCAGAAAGTTGGTTGGAGGAGGGATTCCGGGACGGCGATAGTATAACATTAACAAAATATGATTCTTCCGGTACCGTTTTAATAACGTGGAACGCGACCGTTCAATGGGTTAACGATTCAATTTTAGACGTTTCAATAATGCAAACGTCCGGTTACGATATAGCGAACGGCGAAATATTCGAGGTTATTGTAACAGGCAGAAACCGCGACGATCTTGATTTATTTTTTAACCACGTTCCAAACGGGCAAATTGGGAGCGAATTTAGTTTATTGGACGGCGAGGCGACGCGAATAATATTTACCGGCGTGGATTCGTTGGCCGTTAGTGGAGCAATTAACGGAATATTGCCGCCGAATCAATCCGGGCAATGCGTTATTAGTTCATCAATTCAAAGGTTGGCCGATCCGGTAACAGGAACAAAAAAATATAATGTAAGCGTTGATTTTACAACGACCGGATTTTATCAAAGTTCACTATTTAATTCGAGTAATTGCGTTAAAGTTTATATTCGTTTTGAGTGGGCGTCAATTAGTGGGGAGCCGTTCGACCGTACAGAATACATTTTTAACGACGACGCAAACACGGGATTTTTAAACGAGGCATTTAATAACGGTATTCCGGCAATAACATTGGTGCAAGGAATCGACGAATTAGATTATTGCAATGCAACAACGCACGACATCATAATAGACGGCCTTGTTACCGATTTAGGAATTGGCGCGGCCTATGTTTCATTAGACGATAATTATTATAAGAGCCAAACGACACCGGGACAAGATCAATTAATGCTCGCCCCGTCGTCGGACGTATTTTTGGCCCCTTTTCCGTGGACGTTAACGAGTAACGCAAACCAAGCCGGAGCAAATTATTTAATTGACATTAATAGCGTTAACACGGTAGGAACGCAAACGACAATAAACATAACATTTACGCCGCAACCGCTATTTAATCAATTTATGGCCGGGCGCGACGACGGCGACCGTTTATTTTATTTGTGGATTAAAGGCGACAACGTAAATTTAACCGCGTTTTCCGACCAATTAACGTGCGAACCGCCGATTGGAGGTCCGTTAATTATGGAATCGAACGCCCGGTTTTTAGATCATTCGCAAAACGCCGAAAGTTTAAGCGGTAATTTAACACAAAGGGAGCATAATATTGAGGACGATATAGCGTTTTTCGGAACGTTTAAAGTTGACAAAGGCGACGAATTAACCGGATTAAACGTTTTTGTTGAGGCGTACAATATAACAAGCGGCGCGGATTTTACGTTGCAACAGGCCAATTTTGATTTTTCAACGGTGCAAATTAGTTCAGACGGCCGTTATTTATTGGACGAGGCGCAAACGATTGTTTCAAGTTTACCGAGCAATAGTAAAAAAAGGGAATCTAAATTAAAATTATATCCGAGTTTGGATAATTTGACCGAATACGGAATTAGTATTTATTACCCGTTTTTGTTACGTTGGGAATATTGGTTGGACCAAGCGAACGCGAACGTTGATTTTTACCCGGACCAAAATAAAAATTGGTTTCCATACGATTCAACCGGCGATTGGACGGTTCGTTTAAGGGTTCAATTGATAAAAGAGGGGTTGGCCTATACGCATACCGAGGACGTCGATATTTTAGACTATAACAATACAAGTTATATTAATACAAATATCGAGTTATACGTCGATTCGACCGGCCAAAACGTCCCTATTGTCGTTGAGAACGGTTTAATGCGCGTTGTTGGAACGCATCGATTAACAAACGGCAGTTCGTGGGATCAATCGACGGTTTGGGGAATGATAACCGTTGAACCGACCGAGAGCGCACCGCGCTTTATTTGTTCATCGGTTTTAGCGTTTGACAATAACAATTTAAACCCGTTGACGCCGTTGGATAACGTACAAATGAACGTTACGTTTCCGGCCGTTGATACGGCAAGAATGGAATGTTATTTTAATCCGGATAAGATTAATTTAACAAATGGTTGTAAATTTACAAGTAAAATAAAGGGTTGTATAACAGATGAAGTAATTGAGAAAACAATGACCGACGGAACCACGAAAACAACGACCGGAGGCACAAATAAAACGATAGCAAATTAAATAAAATGGCGAATATTAATCAATATCCATTAACGGCAACGGTAATAAACGACGAAGATTATTACGACGTTGATTATTGGAACGGTTCGAGTTATGAAACGCGCAAAATTAGCGGCGCAACATTAAAGGCAAATTTTAGCGCAACGGGCGCAACAAATACAAGTTCAACGCAATGGAGCAAAACGGTAGGTTCGCCGGTTGCGTTACCTAACGGCGAGGTTGCCAACGGAATGACATTTTTCGATAATGCAACGGACAAGGTTGCGACCGGGACAACGAGTTACGACGAATATAATATTAGCCACGGAATCGACGCGTTAATAACAGGAACGTCCGGGAGTTGTAACATTAACATTCTCGGAACGGATTATTTATTGACCTTCAATACGAGCATTAGAATATCAATAGCGAATTGGATAAGTGCGAATTTTAGCACGTTACAGGCGTTGGGCGTAAACGTGGGACACAATGACGGAAGCCCAATAAACGCAAACGGCGAGGATACGATAAGATTTTGTTCAACCGAGGCTATTTTGAACGCGATAACGGTTACAAACGTAAGCGGAAATTTAGCCGGGACAATGCAAAATTATTTTACCGGTGGGAGCGTTGCGGCATACGACCATATTTTAGTGCCTTACAATGGGGAGCCATACGCCGGGAAAAGAATACATCATTTATTTAGAGTAAATTTTGATATTGTAGCCGGAGCCGATCAAACGTTGGCGTTAAGTTTACGCCGATTTTTTAACGATTCAATAATTGGTTCAGAATCGCAAGTTTTCAGAAACCAAGACGTTGAGGGCGTTCAATATGTTTTCGCAACTTACACAAACGACGGCAATGATCCGTTTGTTTTGGGAGGTTTTTATTTTTGTTTGCGTAACGATTCCGGAACGGCAATTGAGGTTTCCGGCGACGTTGGGATATTAGTACAACAAACGTTTCAAAGTCCAATTGTATTTTAATGTCGTGTTGTCTTAAAATAGCGATTCAGTTAAACGCCGAAAGTTCGGTTGTAAACTTTGATTTAACAACGCCAACGGGAACATATAATGGAGTTGATTATTGGGAGTTTGTAATTGACGGCGTTACTTATACTATCCGAATGGAATTAGAGCCAATAACTTTAAATTGCCGTTGGGAGTTAACAATGGATTTTGCCGGGGGGCAATTATTGGCATATTTTACGAGCGCAGAATTTAGTCAAAAATCTTGCGTTGAATGTCCAATTGGAACGTGGGTTTTAAACCCGGAGGCAAAAATTCCAATTTACCTTTTTATTGTTACAGATTGCGACGTTTGCACGTTTTTACAGGAGCGCGACAAACGCAAATATAATTCGATTCGTTTGCCGGAGGTATTTGAGGAGGAGGACCGGGGGTTTTTCCGTTGTTGTTGTAAAGAGACCGTTTTGGCGAGCGAATCCGACGCGGACACTTGGAAAAACGACGTTGTTAGCGCGTGGATTAAATTAAGTTCAATTACTGATAGCGTTACTTTTGAATTATACAAAGACGGACAATTGGCAACATTTACGCCAACGGTTCAATCCTTTGTTAACGAATCGTTTGCATTTTATACAACGATAAATTGGCAAAGCGTTTTAAACACGGACGGGGCCGGGTGCTATGAATTAAAGGTAAATTATAACATTTCCGGCATTATTGGAAACTTTGTTTGGGGAATATACCAATTAAAGCCGTTCAGCGTTCAGAACGCATTAGAAACGGCGAGAGTGCGCGTTTTGTTGGATAGTTACCAAGAAATTGAACAAATAGATTTTACAGGTTCGCAAGTTGAAACGTCGTTAAGGTTTAACGGGTTCATTGGATTAAGACAACCAAATACGGAAATAGATAATATAATTTATCAAGATCGCGAGGTTAAAAGCGTTATTAGAGAAAATCTTAATAGTTACGAAATAAAAACCGATCCGTTATGCGAACAATTTACAACGCAATTAACGGACCTTTATTTATTAAGCGAAAACGAATTATTTATTTCAGACTATAACGCGCACAATCATAGTTACAAGTTTAACGATTTGCCGGTTATTGTTGAGGAATCGCCGGAATTGATTTATTATGATTATGCCCGGGACGCGGCGTTAACTTGTAAGGTTGGCGATAAAAAGAAAAACAAAAGAACATATTACAAATAAAAAATAAAATGGCGAAACAATTACAGAAAATCGAAAATTACGTTGTCTTTTCAGACACGGCAACGGCGACAAATTTGGGCGAATACGCAATAAACCATTGCGTTTATACCGAGGAAACGGACCGATTTATAATTAAAGAGGTTATTGACAACGGAAGTTTAACGATCTTAAAAAGCGAAATTTCCGCCGGCGATTGGGTTGACGGTGGCGCGGTTGCATACGACGAGCGCGGAATTAGGGATTTTTTACAGGCAAACACGGGTTTTAAGGCGGCCGGGGGAGGAAGTCCGGCACAGTTGGCAAATTTTTCAATGCCGGGAACGATAACGAATTTTTTAAGTCCAACGAACACACCTAGTGTTCAAATTGGTTCATATAGTAGTCAAACATATTACAATAGTTTTCGTTTGGAAAGCACAACGAAAATTCAAAATATAGGTTTAAGAATTGCATCTTTAAGTGGCACAAGTGGTGCAAGGGCATACTGCGCATTATATAAGTACGACATTGATACAGATACGTTAAACTTGGTTGCAGTTATGCCATCGGAAATTGATATTGATAGTGCAACGGGCGTAACGGGTTGGAATTTTATCAATCTTGGTTCATCTGTAACATTAGAACCAGGAATATATTTTACTAGATATAAAACATCGGCAACAGTTCAAATAGGAACAACAAACACAACCAACAGTGGCGATACATTAGGAATTGAGGGTGTTGGAACATCTACCACTATGATATACGGATTTTATGAATTAGGTATTGGATACGATTTTGGAAGCACACCAACAAGTATAACTTTTAGCAGTTTATTGAAAGGCACAAATTCAAGTTATGCCGTAGCAAAAGGTATATTTTACAGATTAACAAATTAGAAAATGGATTATTACGAAATATCAAAAGATTATTGGTCAACGATTCAGAAGTTTGAAACATTACAGGAGGCGCAAGCGTTCGCGGATTCTTTGGGGACGGGTTATAGTGTTGAATTAGTTGGACCATATACGCCGCCAACAATTGAACAACGTTTGGAAATGGATTTAGATTTTGGAGCAGAGTTAGTGAAAACGTTCGTTTATGATAATCGAGAAATGGGAACAACGCAACAACAGAACGACGCTATTTTAGTTAAATTTCGCGACATTTTGGCGTTTGCACAAACCGGGGCAATTGAATCTATTAACGCACATTTACCGAATATTACAACGGACGAAGTTTTTACGCAAGCGCGAAAAGATAAATATATTTCAATGGTAACGGTTTATTTAAGCCAATTTTAAAATTTAGGTTGTGGAATTGATCGAGTTGTTAGATACGGCGTTGCAGAAATACGACATTTTAACCATTATATTGGTTGGCGGTCTTTATTTATGGTTCCGTAAAAAATTGGATTCCGTACATAAGGACGTTAAAACCGTGGACGACGCCGTTAACAACCGACCGTTGGGATCGTTAACAATGTCGCAAGAAGTAAGCGAAATACATCGAAAAGTTGACGTTCAAAACAACGAAATAAAACACGTTAAAGACGACGTTTCGATTTTAAAGAGTGAGTTAACAAAAAGCCGGATTTACAACGTTGAGCGTTTTGAGGAAATCGAAATGAACGTTAAACAGATGAAAGCAAAAATTTGTAAATAATGCGACAAATAATTAGTTGGTTTTCGCGTCTTATTAAAATGGATTCGTCCGAAAGTTCAAAAAGATTTTTGGCGATTTTTAGCATTATTGTTTTTGTTACTTATTTAGTTTTTAGGTTCTCGGATCATTCCAACGTTGAAATTATTTTAGGCGAAATTTTGAGTTTTGTTTTGGTTCTTTTTGGAGTTGCCGCGTGGCAAAATCAAAGGCCAAAAAAATAGTTTTTGATTAAAATTTAATCAATATTTTTAGCGTTTTGACGAAAAACTTGGAATGCGTTTTAATGGCATTTTTAAGCGATTTAAGAGACTTTCGTCTTTGGCTAGTATAACACCATTAAAAAACAGAGAAGTGCGTTTCGTAGTGGTGGCGCGGGTTTCAGAGGGTTAAAAAAATATTATGCGTACATACAAATTTTTTGTTTTCGTCTTGATTTTGGTTTTTTTGGGTTCTTGTTCGCCTCAAAAAAGATTCACAAAATTAATTGAAAAACACCCTTATTTAATAACGTCGGACACGGTTAAAATTTTGGACACCGTGCGCGTAAATATTCCGGCGGTCCAAGTTGATACCGTTTTAAAAATCGACCAATTAACGGACACGGTAACGATCATAAAAGAACACTATAAAACAAAAGTTTGGAGGGTTCGCGATAGCGTTTTTATTTCCGGGGGTTGCGATACTATCCGAGTTGAAAAAATTATTGAACGTCGGATTCCTGTAAAATATTACGAGAAAAAGAAAACGAACGTTTTACTTTACGTTGGTTTTGTTTTGTTAATTTGTTTGGTTATTTTACATTTATTGAAAAGAATCAAATTTTTGTAATGGAGGGCGCAATAATACCAACAACCGATTTAACAAATAGAACGTTAAAAAGACGGTTTGTTAATGAAGCCAAAAAAATTGCGTTACCATTAGAACAGATTAACACGGCGTTTATTTGGGAATTATTCAACGCCCCGGATCATTTAAGTTATGCCGACATTTACGCAGTTTATTCTCAAAAATGGACGGACCAAGTTAGGGAATTGAGCCAACGAAAAGAATTTACATTGGCCGCAATAGATATATTATTTTTCAGTAGAGAATACAAACCAAGGAATAATGAAAAGGCAAATTGATTATATCGCGGTTCATTGCTCGGCAACAATAGAGGGGGCCGATTTTGGAGCGCACGAATTTAGGGCGTGGCATAAGCGCAAAGGTTGGGCCGATATTGGTTATCATTACGTTGTAAGATTAAACGGCAAAATTGAGTTGGGCCGATCGTTGGGCGTAACAGGCGCACACGTTGCCGGGTTTAATTCAAAAAGCATTGGCATAGTTTACACGGGAGGATTGGATAAAAACAGGAAACCAAAAGACACCCGGACACCGGAACAAAAAGAAAGTCTATTACTACTAATAACAACGTTAAAAAAAATATTTCCCAACGCGATCGTTCAAGGACACCGAGATTTTCCAAACGTTAGAAAATCTTGTCCGTGTTTCGACGCGAAAACGGAATATTCAGAAATTTAACTATCTTTGTTTTTAATTCTATTCATTTTGACGGTCTGCCAAGGCCAAGTGAATTGTTTTAAATTGTTTGACTGATAAAACCCAATTTAGCGATTGGGTTTTTTCTTATCCGAAAAAAAATTTTAGGTTTTTTTTTACAAAAGTTTGCAGTTAATATATTTTTGTATATATTTGAATTGTCGAACAATTATTGAACAATTAAAACAAAACAAAATGAACAATTTAGATTTAGAGACACTTTTAAAACAATGGTACGAACGAACACAAGAAAAGAGAATCAAAAAAGGATTCGTAAAAGCTAAAAGTATTCAAGAAATATGGAATAACGAGAATTTAAAACGTACCTATGCAGACGCGAGTAGTTGGATAACAAGTAAACAAGTTAAACTTTTTCAAGCAATATTTTACAAAAAATGTAAAGAGTTTTACTGTTTTCAAGCAAATTATCCAATATTTTTAAATACTGCAAAAGACGGATCATTTACAGATGAAACAATAGTAGTTAGAGTTTACCAAAATTCAAATGGTGCGGCCGTTATAGATTTTAAACGTGCTAGAAGATACACGGGGGCATAATGCCCCCTTTTAATTTTTAGTCAAATGAAAACAAAAGAAATTACACAATTACACGAACGCGCGGCGTTGATCCTCGAAAGGATTGCAGAAATGGAATCAACAATTAAAGTTCACAACCACAATTTACAAATTTACAACGGTTGGTTTGGCGACACGTTAACGAAAACAGAAACGCGAAAAATCGAACGCCGGGAGTTGGCGATTTCAAAACTTTGGAAATTATATAACGAGGCAATAACAGAAATTCAATTTAAAACTTGTTTAAACAAATAACTATGAAAACACGAACAAAAAAAATCAAGTGGGAGGAAAACCGTTTTTTACCGAATCCACAATTGGGAAAGTCCATTGCATTTTGGCGCGATCGCGGAACGTTTGACGTTGAGTTGTATTTATTAATCTGCAAGGTAAAAGCACAAACAACGGAATTATGAAAGCGACGAGAAAAAATTTAAGTATTTCGATTGAATACGGAGCCAACGCCGACGCAATACAATGTTTACAAAAATTAATTTATTTAATGCGACAAGGCCAAACGAGATACGAACGCGAAACGATCAACGGCGCAATATTGGAGTTTTCAATAAAACATTCAGAACCGCCGGTATATCGCGAGGAAACAATAAACGGGCAATTTTGCCACGTTGTGGAATCCAAGTTAAACAAACAATTACGAATGGAACAGTTAAAAAAAAGAAAAAAGTAAAACAATGGAACAATTAGATTTATTTCAAAGCCTTGGCAAAACGTTTGAACCAAACACTGAACAGGACAAACCAAAAACGTTCGCCGAATACCACGAACAAAATCCACAAATTTACGAGGCGTTTAAAAAGTTTACGTTCGATTTAATAAAGCGAGGCCGCGACCATTACGGAGCGCAAGGCATAATTGAATTAATTCGTTATAATTCAATCATTGGAGGCAACGACGGGTTTAAGATCAACAACAATTATTCCGCCGATTACGCCCGGTTATTTATGCGCGATTTTCCTCAACACGATAATTTTTTTAGATTGCGTCAATTAAAAAAAGTAAACAGATAGTCAAACAATGGAAAACAAAAAATCATTCTTGCTATACGCGGATATTATTCACACCGTTAGCAAGTTACCAAACGACAAGGCCGGGCAGTTATTTAAACACATTTTAAGTTATGTTAACGACGAAAACCCGGAGGCCAAAGATTTAATTATTGAGGTTGCATTTGAGCCGATCAAACAAAGTTTAAAACGCGATCTTGACAAGTGGAAACGCATTAGCGAGCGAAACAGGGAAAACGGAAAAAAGGGCGGACGACCTAAAAAAACCCAAAAAACCCAAGCGGTTATTTCGGAACCCAAAAAAGCCGATAATGTAAGTGATAGTGTAAGTGATAGTGTAATAAATAAAGAACAATTAAAATTGTTCTATGAATCTTTACAGGGCAATTTCAACGATTTATTTCACAAACGAACGCGAGTTTTCCCGGATAAGATCAAGACGCAATACAAAGCAAGGTTAAAAGAGGGGTTCACGTTGGGCGATATTGTTAACGCAATGAAAAATGCAAGTTTGGACGAATACCACAAAAACACGAATTACAAATATTGCACATTAGAATTTTTCAGCCGTCCGGAAAAAATAGATAAATTCGCCAATCAATCAAACAAAAAAACAAAATACATTCCTACAAAATGAACGAATTAATTAGTAAGGTTTACGGCCTTATTTTAACAACCAACAAAGCGGATCAATTAAAATTATTTGAGGCATTACGCCCGGAGTGGAACAAAACACAATTTGAGAAAAATTTACATTCCGTTATTTCGTCGTTAATGGACAAATCAAAGGACGTTAACGTTATGACCGTAACGTTAGAATTTCGTGAACGTGGATTATTTACCAAAGAGATAATGAACAAAATTAGTTTATTGGCTAATAATTTGCGTTCTGACGAGTTTTTACGCGTTAATAATATATTGGGTTCACTTGCTTATCAAAACGCCGTTAGAACGGCTAAAAATGCGTCGGACAAAATTAATCAATTGATTCAAAGCGAAAATTTTACCGTTGAGCAATTTAATAACATTTATGAAAAGGCCCTTAATTCGCTCAAAACCAACGAAAAAACGGACAAATCAAACGCTGAATTAATCTTTGAGGTATTAGATCGGCATAACAGGAGGAAAAAAGGCGAAATATTTGGAATTGATTTAGGTTTTATTAGTTTAAAAAATATCGTCGAAATTGAAGACGTTGATTTAATGGTTATCGGAGCGCGTCCGGCAATGGGAAAAACGGCGTTCGCGGTCCAAGTTGCTATTAATGTCGGTATAAAGCAAAATAAAAAAGTTGCGTTTTTTTCATTGGAAATGTCGGCCCAACAAATGATCCGCCGAATAATTGGAAATTTGGCGAACGTGGACACGTTAAAAATAAAAAACGGCGAATGTAACGCGGACGAATTACAACGTATTTATATGGTGCAAGAAATGCCGGAGTTAAGCAATATTAAAATATTTGAGGGTTCGCATAATATCCGGCAAATCGGAATCGAAATAAACGAAATGCAATTAAACGGCGGTTGCGATTTATTTATTGTTGACTATCTGCAAAAGGTTATACCAACGTCCGGGAAAAATCGTTACGAGCAAGTAACGCAAGTAAGCAACGGCGCAAAGTATTTAACGCAAAATTTAAAAATTCCCGGTTTGGCCCTTGCACAATTAAACAGGGAATCGGCAAAAACCGGTAAATTACCAACGTTGCCGGATCTTAAAGAATCCGGCGAGATTGAACAAGACGCAAGTATTGTTGGATTTTTGCACCGCCCGGAGTATTACGGCGAGGAAATAACGAGCAACGGAACACCGGCCGAAAATGTTTGCGAATTTATATTGGCAAAACAGCGAGAGGGAAATATAGGTATTTATGAAATGAACGTAGAATTAAAAACAAGTAAATTTTTTGATTGATGAAAGTATTAAATTTATATGCTTGTCTTGGAGGAAATAGATACCTTTGGGATAATTGCGAAGTAACCGCGGTAGAGTTAGACGCCGAACTAGCTAGATTATATCAAGAGAGGTTTCCAAACGATACAGTAATAATAGCGGATGCACATCAATATTTATTAGACCACTACAAAGAGTTTGATTTTATTTGGTCAAGTCCGCCGTGTCCTAGCCATTCAAGGGCGAGGTATTGGGGTAGCAAAGGCGGACAAGTAGCCCCAATATATCCGGATGCAAAGTTATATCAAGAAATAACTTTTTTAAAACATTTTTTTGATGGTAAATGGGTTGTTGAAAATGTGAAACCCTATTACGATCCTTGGATTTATCCAACACAAAAACTAGGTAAACATTTTTTTTGGAGTAATTTTGTTATTCCGGAATTTAAAACACTTTCTGCGCATTATGAAAGTCAGAAAGAAATAGAATTATTCCATAAAATAAATTTAACAGATTATAAAGGAGAACAAAGCAAAAAGAAGATAGCGAGAAATATGGTTCATTTTGAAACAGGCAAACACATCTTTGATATAGCACGAAATATATACAAAGCGAATAACGCAAATCAAACAAGTTTATTTTGATTTATGAAAAATTGCAAAGTTTGTAATAGTGAATTTGTTGAATACAAGACAACGCAAAGAGTTTGTTCTTATGATTGCGCCATTGAATACGCGTTATTGAAGCGAAAAAAAGACGAATTAAAAGAATGGAGCAAACGCAAAAGAAAATTAAAAGAGGGTTTAAAAACGTTGTCGGATTATATTAAAGAAACGCAAAAGGTTGTTAACTTATATGTTCGATTAAGGGACACCGGCAAACCCTGTATTAGTTGCGGAATAAAATATCAATCTAACTTTCAAGCCGGACACCTTTACTCGGCCGGGAATTGTTGGCCGGTCCGATTCGATTCTCGAAACATTCACGCACAATGTAGGCAATGCAATATGAACAAAAGCGGTAATTTGAACGAATACCGGAAAAACATATTGTCCCGGATAACTGAACGCGATTTAGACGAATTAGACGCGTTGGCGCATACAACGGCCAATTATTCCAAAGATCAATTGGAGGAAATAAAGCAAATTTTCAAAGCAAAAATTGAGCAATTGAAAAAAAAATAGAAAAAAAACTATTTTTCTTATTGTTGTTAATTCATAAATGTATATATTTGTTTCAGTTAACAATTTAAACGAAACAAAATGAAAGGAAGTAGCATTGAACAAATTGAGCAAAAAATCTGCAAAGCGTTAAACGTTAATTATAACGATTTTGTAAAAATGACATTTCAAGAGCAAACAAAAATCCGCGCACGTTATACGACGGAAATAAGCGGTTTAAAATTCAAACAACATAAATAATTTAAAACAATGGCAAAGAAAACAGAAACGGCGCAAGTTGACGCGCCAAACCCAGAGCAACAGGAAAAGCCGAAAACATTAACAACGGCAATTTTACAAGTAATGAACGAAGTTAAAAGCGTTGAAAAGAATTTAAACGTTGGAGTTGGCAAAAGTAGTTACAAAGGCGTTTCAGACAAAGACGTTAAACAAGTTATTCAACCGGCAATGGTTCGCGCCGGCCTTGTTATCATTCCTGTAAATATCGAACCGACATTAAAAATTGATCGTTGGACCGAACAAACCAATTACGGCGAAAAGCAAAAGCAACAAGTATTTACAGAAGTAAAAGTAACTTATAGATTAATGCACGAAAGCGGCGAATCTATGGAAATCGTTGGTTACGGCCACGGAATTGATACGCAAGACAAGAGCGCCGGGAAAAGTTGCACTTATGCCCTCAAAATGGCCCTTTTATATACGTTCTTAATTCCAACAGGACAAATCGACGACACCGATAACGACCATTCAGAAAATAAAGACGTTCCAAAGCAAAAGCAAACATTAACCGACGAACAATTTAACAAAGCGTTGGACGCGATCGAAAAAGGAACGTACACAAAAGGCGAATTAGTTGCCAATTTTCAGTTAACAGAAAGTCAAACAAATCAAATAATAAAGTAATGTATAAAGAACGAGCAAGCGCAATGGGTTCGATAATGACCAACCCACGAAGTAAAAGCGAGATATTGAGCCAAACCGCAAAAACACGAATCCAAGAAAAGTTTTTAGAGGATCATTTTAACATTAAAAAGAACGTTTGGAGCAAATACACGGATAAGGGAATCTTACAAGAAAATGAAAGCATAAAACTATTTGCAAAGGTTGCCGGAATGTTTGGAGTTACTAAAAACGAACAAAGTTTTGAAAACGATTATTTTACAGGAACGCCGGACATTTTAACGGAATCGCACGTTATCGATATCAAAACAAGTTGGGACGGTTCCACGTTTCCATTTTTCGCCGATCCTAACAAGGTCCCAAACAAGGGTTATGAATACCAATTACAGGCATATATGAATTTGACCGGCAAACGCAAAGCGTTATTGGTTTATTGTTTAACAGACGCCGACGAACAAATGATTATGGACGAAACGCGCCGGCAATGTTGGCAACACCGGGTTATTGATATGGACGGCCCGGAGGCGGACAAAATCGAAAACAAAGTTAGGGAACAATTAACATTTGACCGCATACCGGACGAATTGCGCGTTAAAATATTCGAGATCGAATACGACGAAAACACGGTTGACGAAATGCAACAACGCGTTATATTATGCCGTGACTATTACGAGGAATTAGAAACACAAATAACAATTAAATAAACAAACAAATGGAAGTAACAGGAAGAATCAAAGAAATCAAGCAAAAACAAGTTATTAGCGAAAAATTCGAAAAAATTGAGTTTGTAATAACAACCCCGGAGGAATACCCCCAACACATACAATTGGAGGTTATTAACGATAAATGTTTATTGCTAAATAATTTGAACGTTGGCGATAATATAAAATGCGCTATTAACATTCGAGGCCGTGAGTGGACAAACCCGGAGGGCGTTGTCAAATATTTTAACACGATTCAAGCGTGGAGGATTGAACAGATTGCAGGATCATTTGAACCCAATTTAAACACAAAGACCGACGGCATACCGCGCCAAGTTTTGGAGGACGAAATTGGGAGCGACGATTTACCGTTTTAACAATATAAGTTTACGTTTTCCCTGTTAATGTAACGGGGAAATGTAAACTATTAAACCACGGACACCAATGACACCAAAAGAGTTAAAGAACATTCGTAAGGAATCAATACAAATAATTGATAACTATTGCGAACAGACAAAAACAAGTTATACCGCGTTAGCAATCGAGTGCAAAATACACCCGGCGCAATTACTAAAATTTGTTAAAGGCAAACAAGGTTTAACAGATAGCACCCTTTCAAAGATCGGAGCGCATATTGACAAAAACACTTAAAAAAAAACAGATGAAAACAATTTTAACAATTATCATTATTGTATTATTCTCAATTAATGCAAACAGTCAATTAATTATTAAAGAATCGGCAAAAGATAGTATTGTTTGGAGGGCAAGCAAATTAACAACGGTCCCCAAATTAATACATTTTTACGGCGAATCAGATAATTACACAATGTATTACCAAAACGCAAAATATTCTACAATTACGGATATTAAATATATTTCAATTGGCGATCTAAAAACTACCATTCAATTTTTTGAAGCATTAAACGACGTAATAACGGAAAACAAAGAGTTGAACGTAACAATAAAAAACGAAACGTGGTTATTAAAAAAGGTAATGAAAAACGTTTGTATTTATTCCCAATTTAGTTTTTTCTATTTGAGCCAAAAACAAGTTAATTCAATATTGAAAACTATTAAACAAAAATAACAATGAAACAAAGGTTAAAACACGAGGAAAAAACATTATTTTTCCATTACGATACAACAATACCGGGAAACGTAAAAACAACGGTAATTCCACGGAAAATAAACCGAAATTTAAAAGAGTTTAATATTGACATCGACGGATTAAATGATTTAAAAATTTCAAAGCGTGAAAATTTTGTTATTTGCACAATGCAAGGAACGGAAAACGTTAAAAAGGAAACAGGCATTGATTTAGGGCAATTTCTAATTACGCAAGAATCAATATTGGAGGAAATAGAATTACCGGAATTACAAAGCGCATTAAAACCGGCGTTCGATTTATTAGAAATTCGAACGTTACAGGACGCGATCAATTACAACAACCAAAACACGAACAAATGATTTTCGTTATTTGCTCAACAATATTGGCCTTGTATATGTTAGTAGTTATTTATATTTACGAAAACAAAGAGTAAAAACACGAACAAAAATAATTTCGTAAATTTAAACCGCAATATAACAACATCAACGGGCCGGTTTTTTTTGTAGATAAGTGGAACACGATTGATAGATCATAATAGTTAGGTTTCCGGCCCGTCGTTGTTTAAATACTGAAACAATGAAAGAGAAAACAAAACAGATTTTAAAAATTACATTGGGTATTATTCTTTTACCAATAATATTTTGTTTGTTCACTATTGACCGAGCAATTTTAATCTTTTTACCGCACATCAAACAAAATACGTTTTTAGGCGTTTTAAGAGATTACGACGCGTTAATGTTAACACTATACCGGATAATCGGAGTTAGTGCGTTATATGGCGTTTATATGCTATTTAAGTGGATATTTTAATTAATTCGTAACTTTGTCTTGAATAATCAAGAATTTTTCAACAATGTCAACAAAGGGAAAACACGGAGGAGCGAGAAAGGGAGCCGGGCGCAAACCAAAGGCCGACGAACATAAAACAACCGAGATTTTCAAAATTGCGTTGCGTGAAATATACGACGTT